TGGTATCATCATTATGGACTTGAGCTTTTTTGATTTTGGGCCGAAGCCACCTTGCGGGTACATCAAGG